CTTCTCTATCGTTAATAGTAAACCAACCATTCATATTAGATAAAACGGTGTTAGCTCCATATCTCATACCGTAAGCCGCTTCCCACCATGTCCAATTATAAATATTAGCATTATATGCTTGAGCGGTCAGCTGTCCATTTTGATTAAATGCCGCATTTTTATTCCACCTTTGATTAATGATACTTTGCATTGATTCTAAATTCTCTCCCCAATTATCTTGCGTAGGTATACCATTTCCACCCTGTATCAATGGTTGATCTGGATTACTTGTTAATTGTGTAGGGTATATAATATGTTTTACTCCTACGCCATCCACCCATGACATTCTAACATAATTTACATAATCTTGAGGAATTATAGCAGTAGCACTAGGACTTAACGTTAACTCCTGTGATCTTACGCTTTTTAAAGTATCGTAACTAAATTCTTGTAATCCTCTTTTAGCATGGAAAATAATATCTGTTCTCTTTGCTGAAGGTATTAATTTACCTGTACCTATATATGCAACTATAAAATTATTAACAATATCGTTTAATTTTATATATTCATAACTACCATAATTATTCCATAAAGCATCAATAGTAAGTGCAAGTTTAAGAACAATACTAGTAAATGGAGGAAAAGGACCTGGAATACCCGCGTTTGGAAAACTAACTATATTGGATCCAGGAACTAATATTTCATATGTACTTCCGGCATAAAGTTCTGCAGCTGTTAATGGATTGGTATCATATCCTAATGCAGGAGCTAATGGCCAAGTAGGAACAAAATTTAATATATCACCAGCAACATAACCACTGCCAGCAGCTATTACACTTACTATCATATTACCCAATAAATCAATCTCCATATCAATTACACATCCACCGCCACTACCGCCTGTTGCAAATACGGTTTCTGGTCCTGAACCAAGAGGAACAAGTCCTGCAGGAAATGTTAAAGGAGTGGTAGCATTAATTGCACCTACAACTTGATCGTTTAGTAAAGAAAAATCAGATGGAAGAGTTCCTCCACTGATACTAATAAACATTTTGTAATTTGCAGGGCTATTTATAGCATCTTGTAATATAGTATCAAGACTACTTGTTATACCATAAACAGTTGATGTTTCAAAAAACAACTGAGTACCTTCATAATATTGAGCATTTGTTTCGGTAATTAAACCGCCGTCAGGTGAATTTGCCATTGTCTGTTAACTTTTTTCATTTATATCTTCCGCTGCCGCCATTTGTTGAGCATTTTGAACTATTTGCGGATCTCTTATAATTATTCCTGCGTAAGCTAATATTTTTAGAATAACTTCTGTTTGTTCTATAGACGATAATTCAAAATCAACACTAGACTGTGTATCATACAAATATTGACCTCTATTTCCTAGAATCCATCCCCAAACAACAGGTAATGGTTTTGCTATATAATGAGCATTAATATAATCATTAATTGTGGTAGGATAAACTCTGAATTGATTCTGTCTTCTTACAAAAACCGGGAAATGATAAGATGGTTTTGTTAAAGGAGATCTATATGTATCAGTTAACACTCTTTGAGACATTTGCTGAAGTTGAACAGGAGTTATATTTGGAGGAGTATATTCTATCATTCCTAATCTATGTATATCATTAGGTGCAGTAAATGCTCCAGACCCCACGGGCACTAATTGTTGAACTCTTTCAAATATTTGAATACTATCTTCTACTGTTTTTATTCTATCAGCATATTCATTATCAGTTTCAGGGACTCTCAACTGTTGATTGAGGTCATCAAAATATTTTTCAAATACTTCTAACTGAACTTGAGTTCCTATTTTGTTGAATTCTGCTGGAGTTAAATATCCTCTTTGTTCTTTGTTTAGTATAAACAGAACAGTTTGATAAACTTCATTTACATTTATTGCCATTTGTAATATTTTAAAAAAAAAGGCGGCGATAAGGCCGCCTTAATTATAATCACTTGTTATTTAAGTTTTTTATCTATTGACTTATAAACTTCTAACCCTTCATCTGTTTTAAACCACGCTGCCATTGCAGAGTATGGATTTTCATCAAATGGAACGGTCATCAATTTACGACCATTACTAGCCCATTTAAAAGTACGTTGATCTCCATCTAGTTTTATAATCTTAGCTTCTGTTGCTTTAATAGCAAAATTCCTTAACATTATATTTTCATCACTAACTAGATCCATGAATAATTGAGGATTTCTTTTAACAAAACGCAAAAGATCTCTTCTTAATTCTTTAGAACTTAGATTTAATACTTTACTACCTATTTCAACACGTAAAACAGCTTCAGCTTGATCAATGTCTAATTCTCTTGCTACTAGTAAAGCATCTAATTCTAATTCTAATCTGTCAACTTCATCTTCAGCGTGCTTTTCTGCCACATATTCTGTAAACAATAAATCAAAGTGAGGATGATGACTTAAAAACTCTTGTAAGTTTCTTTTATTTTTAGGAACATATAGATGACCTTTTTCAAACACGATATGTTTCAATGTAGCATTACCTTCTTGTTTGTCAACAAAAATACTTTTTTGATTAGTAGCATATCTCAACTCTCTCTCATATCCCAAATCTGGATCGAACCATACTAAACTAACTCGCCTTGAGTGTCTGGATGGTAATGTATATGTTAAAGGTTGTTTATTGTTTAAAAGATAATAATTTCTATCTCTATAATCCCATTTATCTACTACTTTTGTAGTTTCTTTTAATTCTTCCATAATATAATATAATATAATTAATAAAAAAGACCCCACCGAAGTGGGATCTTAATAATGATTAGGATACTGTATCCGAATCTATTGTAACTAACGTTGTAGTTGTTTCAGCAGCGCCAGCTGCGTCTAGAAGATAATAATCTCCTACACCAGCTATTCCACTACCTATCTGTGCAGCAATACCTGCAAAATCAGGTCCTTTTTTAGCTGCGTCAATAACTCTACCCCACATATAATCTTGTGTTATAGATTGGGCATCATCTGCTTGTAAGCCCGTAGTTAATAACAAAGTATGTGTAACTCCACTTACTGTTTCAATTGCTATACTAGTAACGTTTGTATTATCACTGTTATCTGTAAAGGTTAAAGTAATACTAGCAACATCGCTTCCTAAGTAATAGTTTTCGAATTCACCAGCACTAATTTTCCTTACAATTTTTATGTAACTCATAGTTTCTATCTTTTTATGTTAATAATTATGCTCCTTTAAACAACACGAAGTTGTTAGCTGCTTGTGTTACCAAACATCTTTCAGATAAGAAACTTACAGTCATCGCATCTAGCGTGTCAGTATAGGCTCCACCTACAGAACCAGTAATCCATGATTTCATTCTTCTATCTTCAGTTTCAGAAGCTCTATATCTTACGTGTAAGAAAGGTCTTCTAATATTAGATCCAAGCATTTGATCATAAACTGTTGAAGTTCCAGCAGGAACTAAAACACCATCTATTTCTTTATCTAACCCACGAGTAGAAGCATCATTAAGATATTTCCAATCTGTTTTATAGAAGTCATAAGAACCTCTTCTAAAACCGTTAAATCCGAAATTTAAGGCCATTTCAGCTTCATTTTCAAATAAACCATAAGATGCTGCTTGAGTAGAAGCATAACTTCCATTCATTGCCGCAACCATGTCATCAAAATCAAGAGCAGTTTGTCTACTTAAGAAAAGCATGTTTTCTTCAATAGCACCCTGCTTATCCAAGTTTTTAAGGATTTCATCGAAATCACCTAAAGCACCTGAACCAGGAGCAGCAGCTCCAGCGAAACCAGAGTATACATTACCTCTATCTTCAATAGCAGCAAAAAGTCCTTGCGTACCTTTTATCTCTTGTCCTGATGGACCACCTTGAGGAAGTGCAGTTGTTGCCCATCTTGCACCATAATCATAATCATCAGCTGAAGCGTTTTCATATAAAACACCCTCAACCATAGACATTTCTAGGTAATCTTCAAATCTTAATCTTGTTTCAGATTCAGACTTTAGATACCATAAATATCCATCTTGACCAGATTCCGTAGATACTTCAACCCAACCAATTTGAGCAGTATCAGATCCATTAATTTGAAAAGAATCTTTTATTATAATTGGAGAATTAGAGTATTGAGTTAATTGTGGCTCAATAGACGAATCCATTCCAATTGTTCCTTTAGCAAATTCAGAACCATATACGAATAAATTACAAGGTCCAGCTAAAATTGCTGCCGGAATTGTTGCTCCGTAAACAGAACATTCTAACGTATCATCAGTTGTACCACCTGCATTAGTTACATTTTGCACCAATGCTTTAGAAGTAACTAAACCAGTTGCTTCATCAGATATAAGAATAGTTTGACCTATTCTAACAGCACCACTTGGCGCATTTGCACCTGCAGCTGTTAAATCTAAAGTAACATCAAAATCAAATGCAGCACCACCGGTTGCTACAGAAGAATTTCTATATGCTATGTGTAATCTATTTTGTTCAGACCAGATTACTTGATCTGAGGTCATTGGCATTTCTGCCCCAACCATTCTTAAGAAAGATCCAATGGTTCTATTACCATATCTTTCTACTTCTTTCTCATACAACTCAGGTAGATATTGTTGAGCGAAGTCATTTTGCCCATCATTGAATGTCAAGTAGTTGTCTACTAATGTCATTCTTTGTTGAGCGGGTCTAAGTGATGCGGGAAAACTCCCGCCTACTACAAAACTCATAATTGTTTGTTTTTAATTGTGTTTTTTTATTTTTAACCTAGAACTATCAACACCACTAATTGCTTTTACTTTCCATCCATTTAAAGTTACATCTCCTGAAGGAACACTCCTTGGGGTTGATTTAACATTATTAGATCTCGCGGTAATATCTTTAATTGCATCGGCTTTACCTTGCTCATAAAAATGTTCTACAATAGTGTCTATATTTTGTGCTGAATAAATAGCTTTATGATAACTTTGGTGATCATTAACGCTGCCATCTTTATCTAGGAACTTCCCGATAAATGTATTAAGACTTGATTGATTTTCCGCCACCTTCTTAGGATCTCTAACACCATATTTATATTTTTTATCTCCCACTTTGAAATCGAAACCTTCGAATTCAGGATTAAAATATTCATTTGTCTGTGTTTGAAATTCCTCGTGCTGGTTACGGGCTATATCTTGTTCTTTAGTATATCGATTGAAAAAATCTACTGCTTCTTGATTGTCTACAGGTACATTAGAATTCAACTTGATTTCTGCATAGTATTCCTCTTTAAGACTTTCCAAAAAGTTTTTAGCTTTTGCAATCTCTTCTTTTTTAGCGAGATTTTTTTTCTTGACGTTTCGCTCTTCGTCAATATCTTCATCAACATCAAACTGATCTTCTAATGTAAATTGTATTTCTTCAGTTGTTAAATGAGGTTTTGTTTTTTTATAATACTCATACAACAATACATTTTCATCTACAGTAGAATAATCTGCGTTTAACCTTACATAATCTTCTAAACTTCCTCCAGTTTCTTGCATAAATCCTACTAATTTAGTTAGATTTTCTGGAACTTTAATTTGTTTAATTATAGATTTTGATATTTCTTCTTTAGTAATTTCTTTAATGGGGTTAATTTCCCCTTCTTGGTTAGTTGGCTTTCCTTCTCCTCCTTGCTGTACTCCTTCGCCATCTGAGGATCGTTCGCCCACATCCACCTTCTTTGTTTCTCCGATTGGAATGGCATCTTCTTCTTTTTTATCTTTTAATTTAACTTTATAAGTTGCATCATTTTTTCTTTTTAATGATTTTTTCTTAATTTTTAACGTACCTGTTTCTTCTTGTGTTGACATAATATAATATAATAATTAATAATTTACATAATAGGTTCTTCAGTTTCTGGTGATTGTTCAAAATCAATCGGTAATCCTTGATTATTTCTTTGATCAATCATTTGACTTTGTTGAGTCGCCTGTAGTTTAGTCCTATTATCTTTTCTATCTTCAATTAGAGCTTCTTTATCTTGCATCTGACCTAGCTCCATTTGTTTTAATTGTTGGTCATATCTAAATTGTTCAGCCATGATTTGTTTATCAATATCTCCTTTAGTTTGCATTTCTTGGATCCTAAATTGAGATTTACCCTGTTCTAATTGCAAAGTAGACTGTGTAAGAGTTTGTTGCTTTTGCATCTCTGCCATAGCCGCTCTTTCGGTAGATTCTGCATTTGCTTGAGCTTGAGCTTGAATATTGGCTTGTTGTGCTTGTTGATCTTTAGCTTGTTTCTGTAATCTTCTTTGTTTTAGTACTTGATTTGCTAGTTTAAGATTTTTAACTTCTCTTACATCAATCGCATCTTCTAAATATATTTGCCCTTGTTGCAATGCCATTTGAATATTCTGTTCTAATAAAGCTTTTTCCTCTTCATCTGGTTCTAATTGTAAATAAATACCAAAATCATGATCTTCTTTATTTTTTAACTCTTCTAAAGTTTTAGTATTAAATATCGAAATACTTTGTTCTAATGCGTTTCTAGTTAATGGAAATTTTAAACTATCACTTATTCTACGTGATACATTCTCACAAGTTCTTAATGTTAAATATAAACTAGATTGTAATATATGACGAGTAGCAGTATTAGAATTAGCCGCAGCTAATTTTTGCAAGCCTACTAAAGAATTTGGATCAGGATTACTTCCATCTCTAGCTTCGTTTAAACCGGTAACATCTCTTATCATTTGTAAATAATATTGATAAGTAGAAATTAAAGCTTGTATTTTAGGCATTCCATTAGAAGATTGTAATTCTTGAATGGGTACTTTACCATGATTAATTTCTCCATCTTGGGTCATAGATCTACCTACAATACTACCAGTTTGGAAATACATGTTTAATGCTTCTGCAGGATTATAATTTGTTCCATTGCCTAGATCTACTTCTGCTAATCCATCTACATCAACAAATACTCCATCCGGAACCATTCTAGACAACACTTGTTGAAGTTTTAAATGAGTTAATTGAATCATATCTGCAAATCCTGTAATACGACCTACTAAAGATTCTATTCTTCCTTTATACATCCGTGGAGCACATATAGAATAATTCATATATACCTTTTCTTTGTCTGCTAATGGTCTAGTCATGCTTTCACACATTTCCCACTTAAGCATCAATGGATGTCCTAGTATTTTTGCTCCTGAATATATAACTTCTATAGTTCTGGATACTCTATTAAATTTGTCGTTTTTTGGAGGATTAAATCCTGAAGGTTTTTGTAAAGCTTTTTCTAATCCATGCTCAGTTTGCTTTATCTTAAATACTTGATCAATGTAAGTTTTGTATTCAAAATATAATACTTGTACCGTTTGATCATCTGATCTTCCATTCCAATTTCTTAAATACTCTGCATTGCCTGGGTATTTTTGAACCTCTTCCATTTCTTGCTTAGTAAGCCATGGAAATTGAGTTTTTAGATCTGATAAACCAACTGGTTTAACTTCTCCTACATAATATAAATCTTCAAAATTAGGATCTTCTGTATAAGAATATACTAAATTAGCAGGATCTACATACTCTATTTTGACACCATTGCTTCGATTCCAATCAGTTTTTACTGCTCCAATTCCTAATACAGTTAAATCATAATTTACTCTTCTATTTGTTAAATCATATTTATTAAAAGCTAAAGTATTATTTATTGCTTCTTCTTCGGCAATTTCAATTGATTGTTTATAATCTAGTTGAAGGTGAAGTTTTAAATCTGCTTTATTCTCTAATTGTAATTCTTTAGATTTTGGAGAAGTGAAATCTTTACCAGTTTGCTCTTCGATAAAAGCTAATAACTCTCTTTGCTGTAAATCGGCATCTAATTTGTTAGCATAGTCTGTACGTTCTTGCATAGACGTGGGATCTTGAGCATATGCATTAATTGCATAGTTTCTGCTAGAAATACCATTTACTACTATATCTACAAACTTTGAAATAACGGGTACTGGTTGCCAGTCTAAGTTTAAATAAGATAAATCTCCATCTATAGCTAATTCATCTTTGTATTTTTGTATTGGTTGTTCTCCTCTAGCATATAATCGCAATCTATGATAATTTTCAAAATTAGTTGCATATCTATATCCTAGTCCACGGTAATTCCTAAACCATTCTCCCTCAATTGCACGACCAACTTGCAATCCGTAATCAATGCTACCTTTTATTTCTTCTGAAACTACTTGATCAGGAAATGAACTATAAGTATTAGTTAAAATCATTTATTCTATTATTTTTGAAAGTAATCCATCGTTATCATATTTTTTAATACCTAAATATAAGTGTTTCATTTTTCGTTCTGCTATAGGTTTATATAAATTTCTATTGCAAGCCATTATAGCTAATCCTGAACTAATTGAGGCATCATGTTTGGTTCTATTATTAATATTAAATCTAGACCAATCTTCTAAAGTTTCCTGAAAGTACATATCTCCACATTGTTCATTATTATAACCTACATAACTTTCTATATATGATTCAATAGCTGCAGCGTGTGCTTGCTTAATATCTTCACTAGAGTTAGGTATACCACCAATTTCTTTTTCTGCTTTAGATAATCTATTCCACGTTTTATCAGGACGATTCATAGAAAAACCTCTATATCCTCTCCTTTTTAAATAATACAATAATCGTGGTTTATTATTTTCACAAAGTAAAGGCATTCCATAAAACACTAATGCCATCAAAACATCTTCAAAAAATATTTCTGCAGTCTGAGGTCTAGCAACATATTCTAAAAAAAAGTGGTTAGGAGGAGCATCTTCCATGCTAAATTTAGTTAGTCCATGTAGAGATCCTTTAGATCCTTTACCATCTACTGTACCAGAAATATCATAACTATCACAACCAAAAGCTCCAATATGATCATTACCTCCACACTTTAAACCATTCTTTATTATTACATTATTTTGTAAAATACTAGGAGGAATCCATGAAACTTTAAATCTACCATTATTACTTGGAGCAAATATAACTTTACTATCTTTTACTCCTTGAACCCATTGAAAATTACCTTTAGATATATTAGCATTATTGTTTATACTTTCGTTATGATCTATTTGTTCATATATCTTAATAAGATTAAAGAGAGATTCTTTTGTTTCATCTCTAAACGCATGTTGCTCTGTACGTGGAAACTGTCTATAGTATTCATTTAATGCATCTTGATCTTCTTTTAGCCCATCAACTTCATTTTGCCAATGTTCAATTACGCCTATATCTATTAGATTTCCATCAATACCTTTTATCGCAGGAGAATGACTTTCAAATATAGGTTGTCCATATAAATCAATAAATCCTTCATAATTCCATTCCATAGGAATAAATAAGGAATATAACCCTTCTTTTGTTTGACCATTCTTGTTTCTCTTTAAGCAATCCGAACCATAAAAAATATCCTTAAAGTTTTGTCCACCTTTATCTAAAGCATTACTTGTAGATCCCATCATGCATTTTCCAATAATTCTACTTCCTAATCGTAAACATGTTTTTGTTACTTTCCAGTTATTTTTAATATTATCAGGTCTCTCCCATTTACCACTCTCATCGTGTCCTAATATCTTTAATTTTTCACCATCATAGGAGTTGTCTCCAGTGTTCTTCCAATCAATAGTTGTATCTAACCCTTCTAATTCTCTTAGCTCTTCATTTGTTTCTATTTTTCTTCTAGTTAATTTAGAAGCAGGAACTCGATAGGCTAACTCGGTTTTAGGGCGATCCATACCATCTTGGATCGGTTTAAAGAAGAAAGGATAATTAATCGAGATTGGTACAACTTTATCCGTGAACATTTTCTTAGCATCTGCACCTGACTTTGATAATATACCGTATCTAGAATCGCTGGATATAGTTGCTTGGTTAACGAGTTCTGCGGAACACATGAACGAAAATCCTGATCTTCTGTTTTTAAGATAACACATTCCATAGCACCTGGTATCAACCTTACATGCTTCCCAAAAAATAAAGAACAATCTGTTTGATTCTCTATAATCGGGCGCTCCCACATCAATTTTTGACCATTGCAAGTACATGTAATGAGAACCAGTGATATAAGTAATTTTACCATTATTTTTAAACCAAAACCCTTCTTCACGTCTTTTAAATTCTTCATCTATATAATCCCACCATTTTTCTCTAAAGTCACTTGGGTATTTTTCCCAATCAAATCTACTTTTTATTTTCTTTAATTCTTTTGGATAGGAGAATTTTTCCCAATATTGTTCATTTTCAATTTCACTTCTTTCGTGCGATTCTTCGATTGCTGGTAAAGCAATGCGGAGATTTTGTATTTCAATGATTTTTCCAATTTTTCCAGTTTTGCTAATTACTATAAAATTATAATCTTTGTTATAACCAGGAGCCCATTTTTTAAGTTTATTTTGCTTCTTTAGAATAGAAGGACTTACTACATCTTCAAGTTCTTTCCAAAGCGTTTGTTTATAACTCATTTGCTTCTCCCTTCAGCAAATCCTTGGAATCCTCTAGATTTTTTTATATCTAAATTCTTCCCTTCCAAAATTGCTTGTTCTTCTTCCATTCTATGTAATATTTCAAAAGCATCAAATATAGCAAGTTTTTTTGTTGCTGCAGCATTCTTAAGTCTATCTGCGGAAACATCGTCTGTAGTATCCACAATTGGCTCTTTAGCCACTTTAATAAGTTCCTCAACTGCTATGTGCCCAGCTTGGATTATATTTTTCTTCGTTTCCTTCGTATTCATGTGTTAAAGCTATATCATTAGATTTCATACAATATAAACGCTCTCCATTAAATACAAACTCAAATTCTGAATTAGGAGTAAAAGTAATTAGAGTATCAACGTTAATATCTTTTTTTATTAAATAAGGATTAGTATATTTTATAATTCCAAGAAGTTCTTTTTCTTTAGATATTTTGAAATTATCCTTTTCTACTAGTGGCAATACGAAGCAATAATCTAAATTACAAATCCATTCATCTTGCTGTTTATATAAATATATTTGACTAACATCACAGAAAAATAAATTATCTTTAAAATAAGATCCACCATTTTTTCTTTTACCTTTTATGTCATAAAATTCTCTAAAGATATTATGATGTATAATTATTTCATCTCCTACTTTTATTGATCCTTTATATAATTTAGGAATTGAGACTACTATAGCTTCTTTATTTACGGCTTGAAAAGTTTCTATTTTTGTATTTATTATTAAATCCTTATTTGATACTTTTATAGAATTATTGTATCTATTTCCCTTGGGTTTTATAATAAAGTTATATACACTATTCATTAATAAGTTAAATCAAATTCTACTGCTATTGCCATTTGAGAATTAAATTTTTTCCATGGAACTACTTCATTACCTTTTTTTATGTATATTAAATATTCCCCGTCTTTTTCAGAATTTAATATATCACATATGACGTGTCCTCCATATACTTCTTGCCCTACCGCATAGTGCATAGCCTCATTTTTGTAATCTGTTCCAATACTAATTTTCCTTATTATATTACTCATTAGATTTTTCTTTCTTATCAATAACTTCGTAGGAACCTGTTTCTAAATTTATATTTATAGGTCCATAGTTTTTCTCTAGTTGTTTTTTATATTTTTCAACATCCTCATTAATACCTCCTAATCTATGTAGTAATCCATGCTTTGTAGCTTCTATATAACCTACTTCATTTAAAATTGAATTTAATTCTTGTTGGTGTTTTCTTATTATATCTAATTCTTCATTAGTTACTTTGTTATTTTCTGTTATAGTCATTTCTTCCATTTAACTTGATTTTTATTATTTATTGTTTATTGTGTTTATATAAGATTACATGATGGATCTTCACAGTCTTCAACTGCAGATACATATGAACCTGTTGGTTGTTGGCATTCTGGTATTTCTTCTACTATAACATAACAACAACTAAAACCAGAAGCGTCATCTGTTGCTATTATATAATCTGGAGGAGTTCCTCCAAACGAAGTCATATCAATTACCAATATTGGATTAACGGCAGCATTACACGTACTTCCTGGCGCACCATCGCATACTACATATTCTCTAAGATCTACTGCGCAGCATTCGCATTCGTCATACCAGCCATCCGGTGACACCTGAATTGGACCATTCCAATCTTGAGTACCACTTAATGTTGGCGCTGCACCTGAATCTTTCTCATAAATTTGCCAGCAATTTGAACTACTAGCTAAACTACCACTTGTTACATTTATAACATCATTTTCATTTAAACTAGAAGGATCCGGATTGAAATCACTTTCAGTAATATATTCTGCATATGCTCCATCACATGATACTAATTCCCATACTGGTTCTACTTCACAAGCTTCAATTCCGCACTCTTGTATAGTTAAACCTATACAATCTACTTCCGGTAATTCAGAAGATGGACCCATTAAAGTATAGCAAGTGGAAATAGCTTGATCATCAAAATCATTGGCTGTTATTCCTAAATATAAACTAGTACTACTCTCTGTACAGCATTCTAAACTAGTATATATAAATTCTGAACCTTCCATGCCTTCGCATTTCTCCCATTCTAAAGATATCATGTTTAAGACTGCATCTTCACAAGATTCATCTATTTGCCCTACTTGTTCTATAGTCCATCCAGTGTCTTCTTCTTCAGTAGAAGTTGTGCTTTCAGGTACTTCATAGAAACAGCAATCAACCCATATAGTAGGTATTTCTTCTTCATGAAGTGGATCAGTGCTAACTATATCTTCACATCCAGTACATGATTCATATATCCATTTATCGGTTCCGCCACCACCTGGATGTTCTAGTATACATGGTTCACACCCTGGTTCTCCTAACCACTCTGTCCATACTCCATCAACAGGTTGACAAGTAGTTTGGGGATTAGAATAGCAATAAGTAATTCCTAAGTAATCATAAAGTATAGTATCAGGTCTTATTGTTGCTCCGGTAGGATTTGGAACTTCTACAACTAAAAGAAGAGGTGCAGGAACTCCTGAATATTCTGGACATAATTCATATTCCCATCTATTTGGAGTAATTCCGTCATCACAACAAGCACATCCCTCTTCTCCAGAAGGAGTATATATTTGATCGAAAACTACATCTGTAATTTCTAACACACTGTTGGGATTACTTAAATCTACAACTCCAATAGTCTGCCAACAGTCTTCAGAACCTATTATAGTAAAAGCTCCAACCGTTGCGCTCATTACATTAGAATTAGTAGTATATATAGTAGAAACTGGTTCAAAGCAAGTATTGATTTCATATACTTGACAAAATTCAGGACATTCCTCTTCTGCACTATAATCATTGCCCCATGTTATTCCTTCTGTCGCAGGATCTAATCCTGCTATTCCATCAGTAATATAACACCAAGCTTCATCAGGATTTCCCGTAGCTACTATTATAATAGAACCAGGAGCTTCTGAAGTGCTTACGTATATATCGCCTAATCCTACTGGTCCTCCAACACAAGGAACATAGGTATATGTACTAGCAATTACCGCCCCGGTTGTCTGGAAAAATGTAATAGGAAATCCAATTGGCATATTTGTATTTTATTATAATCCGAATCGGGATTTATTTGTATTAAATCTTTGTTTTACTTCTGACGCGTTTAATGCTCTGTCATATAAAGCTATAATAGCACAATTACCTGTAAATCCATATGCTGTACCTCCTGAAGCAGAACATAATAAATCTAAATATGTATTTTCTCCTGGCCCAACACCTACACTTGCCTCACTAGTTGATGTAACTGAAACTTCTCCATTTATATAAATAGTAACAGTTTGACCAGTAAATGTTATAACACAATGTTTCCATCCTGTAGGAGTTGCACCAATATTAGCACCACCTGTAATAGGAAAAGTATCAGTTCCATCTGTACTCATTTCAATATCAGTAGCACCAGTTAAACCATAATACATTGCATATTCTTCAGAAGGAGAAAAATCTATTACTCCATTAAATAAGTTTGCAGACGTAAAATTTATCCATACTTCTTGAGTATAACTAAATTGTGTCCATTCAGTACCAGTTCTATCTACTCTAAGGTGACTATCATCACATTCAAGATAAGGTTGTCCTAATCCTACCGTATTTAAAATGGGATCATTTGCAGAACCCGCTTGAAGTGTAGCGGTACCAAAAGAATTACCTGAACTATCTGGCCAAGTATTTGCAGCAGCATCATAATTATCAGCATCGTATAAAGCTAATAGACCAGCGATTTCAGTACTAACATCACTCCATTCTACATCTCCACTAACATTTTTAGCGGATAATACTTGTCCTACTGTTGGAGCTACTGGTAAATCTACTTGAACATCAGTTGCAGTTTTTAATTTTAGTTTACCCAGAGATGTTTTACTTTCAATTAAAACACTCCCTGAACCTGCTCCACTCTTAGTATATAAATTAACACTACCTGCAGCATTATTGCTTTCTAAAAGAAGAGTTAACCCAGAGGTTATTTCTAGGGATACTAACGGAGAGGATAATAATCCTATATTACCTATAGTTAAGGGATTAAAACCTGCAAAATCAAGCATTTTTATTTCTTGTAAAGCGTTTGTTGTATTACCTACAGTTAATACTGAAGCTAAATCTTGCGAACCTGCCGCTACAATGTCTGCTCCAGTAAAACTAACATTTACATCAGTACCTGGTACTGCAGGATCATCGCAATATCCAGCTACTCCCAATACATCGCTTAATGTAATAGGACCCCCTGGTATAGTCGTTAAAGTGTTAAATGCACTTATTTTTTTATTCGCCATTTTGTTTTTTTATTCTAATTCTACTAAATCTGTACTATTTTCTAATTCTACTAGATCCAAATTGGGTTCTAATTCTATGAAATCCCCTACTACAGGTGGAGGTCCTCCGCTTGAAAGAGGTTTAGGAGTCATTGGAATTATATATCCATTACCTAACCACATATTAATATAGAGCTAAAACATCTGATCCACTTACTAATTGTACTACTTCAATAGGAAGAAATGATCCACTAGGTACGTTAGGAAAAGTAACAGTAGTTGCATATCCCGTAGGATCAGTTGCATCTGCTATAGCACTTTCCATTACTACTTCAATATCTTGAGCTGCAGCACTTCCATTATATAAACAACATCCTCTTTGTTGTGTATTAGGAATATCTATATTTGTTACTGTTAATGATCCTAAAGTTCCTGCTATACTACCCAGTATTGGTCCAAATGTTTGTCCAACGGCATAATTATCACCCGCATCATCACAGTTTATTTTATAACGTAAGACAGCTCCAGTTGTTGGATCAGCTTCAAGGACGGTTATAACAGCATTGCCACCAGCATGTGTTATAGTTATTGTTTCAGTTCCAGGAGCTGGATAAAAACCAGTTCCTCCATTGGTTATTAATATACCAAAATTAGCATCAGAACAATTCAATGCTCCAATTCCAATCTCCGCTGCATCATGTGCAAATACCCTGGGCTGGGCCATCATATTCCCTTCTAAACCCGATCTAGTTGGATCCCAATCGTTAAATTGTTGTTGTGCCATTTTATTTTTTATTTTTATTTATAAATACTTTCTCTGCTCCTCTTGAACCAAAATATGCTACATATACTGTTACTAGTAAAGTTTGTAGTAAATTAATCCATGCATCTCCCATATTAAATAACATTTCTACTGAATCAAATACAATAAATAATGTCATACAAACAGTGAGGTAAATTAAAGTTAAAGGTCTTGTATTTTTAGATAACCAAGAATCAGATGTCATATCATATTTCCATCTTTCAGAAACATTGTTCATTTCAGTGATGTCCATATCTAAAAGTCTAAGAGCCATTTCTTTATCTTTAGGTTCTATATTAGAATCACTTGATATAAGATTTTTTACAATTCCATAAACACCGCTGTCTGGAAGAATATCTCCTATAGTATCTAAAACTTTAGGAGCTGTGTCCTTTAAAAAAAGGCCTACTCTAGTATCTTTAAACTTCTTCTTATCTTTTTTATCTTTTTTCATTAATGTTTATGCGAGTGCTTTAACACTTTATGAACTGAACTTAACCCTCCATAATCTCCATGTGAAGCTGATTGATCTCCATGAGATGAACCAGATGTTCCATGATATCCTTTGTCTGTGCCTTTGTATCCAGCATAGTCTCTACGTGTTGCTGATTGATCGCCTTTCATAGAACCATCTTTTTTTACAGGAGCTCCTTTTTTCTTTGCTGCTTCTTTAATTGCTTGTTTAGCTTCATATCTACCTGCTGAAGTATCACCATCGACCTCTGCATTTCTAGATAAATCTTGCACTATCCTAGCTTTACTTTTCTTTACTGGAGATCCAGTTTTTTTAGTGTTTCTACTTGAATCCACTGGACTTCTATCTACCATTAGATCTTTTCTGTGTTGTTTACTTGATAAACC